GGCGGCATCATCTCGGAATCAGGGGGCGACTATTTCTCGGAATTGGGGGGCGAGATCATTTCGGAATCAGGGGGCGGATTGCCTCGGAATTTGCACCCCGAAGGATGCGAGGGTATTTAACGCAAGCCAGACCTTGGAGGTCTTACGCTTGGATGGTTTCATGCGGGATACTTGGCATGTGGAAGCTGCCAATGCGGGCCGTCCTTGAAGGACTTCCAATCACCGCCCCACTCGATGGCCACGCCGACTTCCTTCGCTGCCTTCTTGATGGCTTCTGCGAGTGGGTAGTAGTGCGGCCAATGCCACGACACCTTTCCGTCGATCAGCGGAGCAATGTCCACTGCATGACCGGTGAGGTGACGAGAGCGAAGAGTAGTCGATGCGCCCTGAGCCACCAGCTGCTTTTGTCGAGCCAGTGACCGGACGCCTTCCAGAACCTGAAAGTCGACGGGGGTGATTTCGATTGCTCGCTTGACGACCTTGACGAGGTCAGGGTGAACGCCTGTGAGCTTGGCAAGGCTTCCACGGCCCAGGACGTAGGCCATGGTTTCCTTTCGTTAGATGGAAGATCGGGCGATCTTGGATTCGACCTTGGCGCGGTACGCCGGGTCTTTCTCGTAGCGAGGATCGCTCATCGCCTGAGTGACTTCGGCCCACGAACCGAAGGTGTCTGCAGCAGCGCTCGGGGCCTTACCTCCGAGGAGAGTGCCGTCACGACCGTTGGCCGCTTCGTACTTGCTGCGGAGTTCCTTGATGGCCAGCTCAGCTGCCGTCACGTCGGCGTTCGCGAAGGACGCATTGTAGGCCGTGATCTCGGCTTCGGTCATCGACGTGGATGCCCAAGCGAACATGCGGTCCAGATGGTCCTTGCCACCGGCTGCGTCCGTGAGGCGACGTTCGACGGCATCGGCGCGAGCCTTCTGACCTTCGATGAAGCTGTCGACGAACGCCTTGTCGAAGCCCTTGGCAGCGAGATCGGCGTAGGTTTCTTCGGACAGCTCGCCCTTCTCGGCGAACTCGGCGCTGACCGCGTTGACGTCCACGACCGGCGTGGGCTTCTCTTCGGTCTTCTCTTCGGCGTTGGCCTCGGGTTCAGCCGGGGTTTCGGCTTCGGCGGGCTTGCCAGCCTTCAGCTCGGCGAATGCCTTGGCGAAATCTTCCGGGCTCTCGAACTCCTCGGGGAGCCACTCCGGTCGAGCCGGGGCGTCCGCCTTTGCTGCTTCCTCAGACTTGGCCCTGAGTGCTTCCTCGGTGGAAGCTGGGGCGGCGGCTGCGGCTTCGGCAAGAGCGGCAGCAGCAGGATCAACCTGAGATGCTTCCGGGGTGGTGGCTTCGGGCGTCACTGCTGCGGCTGCTGCGATTTGCATCAATAGTCCTCTCTGATGTGCACGGGCTTGCTGGGTTCAACGGCGGGTGCCGCTGCGGGCTTGGCCTTGGATCGGGCCTTGGTCGTCGTTTCGACCTTCGGGGCTTCATCAGCCATTCGGGGTTCCTTCTGTTGCTGCTTCCTGCTTCATGCCCTCTCTGGCCATGCCGCCCATCTGAGCGATAGCCTGAGGACCGAGCTTCTCGATCATCTGCTGCATCTGAGCCGTCTGATCGCCTTGAGACAGTTCTTCGTCGGTGCGGACGAGGCCATTCGTGTCGATGCCCAGAGCGGCACCACGGCGGGTCATGTACTCACCAGCGTTGATCCGGCGAGCGACTTCCTGAGGTCCGAACAGCTGGCCGAGACCGGCGATGAAAGCGTCTAGGTTCTGGAGGTCGTTGCCTCGGCCCAGAGCGTCGAGACCGGCGATGACCTTCACGCTGGTGACACCCTTGGGAAGCGGAGGCACCTTGCGGTTATGCTCCATGCGCTTCTCGTAGAGGCGGACGACCGGGAGCTGGAACTCCTCGGAGAGCAGCGAGTAGATGCCGCCCATCCCTTGGTCCAGTTCGTTGGCCATGTACCGAATCTCTTCGGCAGTCACACGCTCCCCGCTGCGCTGGACGGCGCTGTTGAGCATGAAGGCGTAGGAAAGGCGTTCGATCAGCTGAGCGATGAAACGCTCGGCGACTGCGAAGTCTGCTTGCTTGTTGACCTGCAGCGGGGTGACCGAGTTGGCTTCACCCGTGACGAACCCACCGTTCTTGGCCTTGGCGAGCTGCTGGGCCTTGACGACGGAGTTCGGGGCGACGAGCCAGACGACCTTCGCGGACTGGGCGGTACCATCGCGGAGAGCTTCGGTGAGCGCGTTCAGCGCCGTGAGATCGCCCATGTATTCGTCGACGAAGCCACGACCGTAGTTCTCACCTTCGATGTACGTCAGGCGCAGCGCGAGCCACGGGCAGTCGTCCACCGGGTATTCGCCACCGTCAGCAACATCCACGTCATCGATCTGCTGCGTCACGACGAACTTGTCACCGACGCGGCGGATGTGCGTGTAGATGTCGATGTTGGCTTCTCGGTCGGTGTCCTTCTGTTCGGTCTGGCCGAGCTTTGCGGCGATCTCCGGTGGGAGCGCCTCGCGGGACATGCTTTCCTTCACGACGGTGTCGAGGACGTTGCCAGCGCCGTCGCGGTCGACGACATACTGGTTCAGCCGGAAGCCCCTCGGGCGTCCCTCCTTCGGGATATACAGGAGGTAATTACCAGCGACGATCAGCTGACGACACGCCTCGAACGACACAGGGCGGAACACGGAGCCGTACATTTCGGTGACGACAGCTCGTTCGCGCTCGGCCAGCGCCTTGTTGATTTCCCCGTTCTTGCCCTGGCCCTCGGTCAGCTGCCGAACGCCAATGTCATCGATCTCGTATTTGAACGGGGGAGTGTTGATGGGGAACAGTGCGAGCTGGATCTTCGATGCCAGATGGCGCACACCCCGGGCACCCAGACTTTGCGAGGGCTCTTCCAACGCGGTCGACGCAGAGACGCCATCGGGTGGCATCAGGTGCGGGACCGTCAGTCCTGCCGCCTCTTGCGCCCTTTTGAGATACGGGTCGCGGTCGGTGACAAGCCTGTCGTAGAGAGCCTTGGCTGAGACTTGCTCGATTTCAGCCAACGTTTATCGGGGAACGTTAACCCCGGATTGCCGGGTGTTGGTCAGGGGGATCACGAGGGACGAGCGGCCCCTGCGGTTGATGTTGGAGGTTGCACCGTCAGATGCAGCCGGGATTGTGGCCTCGTTCAGAACCGGAGCCTTCTGGACGTCAGCGGCTGGCGGCGGGGGCGCGATCACGGGATCGGCCTTCTGAATTTTGGGCCTCTTAGGTGGGCACAAGTAGAATGTTCTCCTCTTCTTGCTGTTCGAGGAGGCCCCGGAGGTAGTCAACGACCATGCGTTGGCCCACCTTGGAGCCAAGCTCGCGGTCTGAAAGGGTCAGCAGGTTCTCGGAGAGACGGCCTGAGTAGACCGCCTCCAAGTGTTCAACCAGCTGTTTGGAAACATGAGGTTTGTCTAAGGCATCCTGAGACATGCTACTGTTGCCCCTATCTTGTAATATTCTTTCCGCAACCTTAGGTATTGGGGTGTTCAACTGAGGAGAATTTGATGAACTACCCCGCATTCATGATCGTCGGCGGACGCGACCAACTTGTCGCAATCAACCCGGCGATGGTCGTCGCGGTGCAGCCCTATACGGACGGACAGACGATTATTCGTCTCGCTCTGTCCAATGGGGATGGCCACCTTGCCTATACCGTCGAGGGTTCGCTGAGAGACGTTATCCGTGAGTTGGCGTCGGGGTACCCTCAGCCGTCTTAGCATCACATCCTTTTCGATCCATCCTTGCTAACTCGCGCTGTGCGAAGAAGATGATCTTGTTGAGGTCATAGCGCTTCGACGTGCCGTCTTTCTCGCCCAGCCGATAGCAAGCCTTGAAGATGTTCCCGATGCCGAACTCCATACGCTTGTGCTCGATCAGGTCCTGCAAATCGGTCGCGTACTCGGGGATGTTATAATAGGAGGTCGAGCCCCCGTCCGACTTCACGGCTGCCACAGGATCGCCTCCTTCGCCTTGAAGTCGTAGTCGGTCCAGTGAAGGATGCGAGCGAGACGGGCTTGGAGCAGCGCGTCTTCCTCGGTCATCCCGGCTTTCTCGTAGGCTGCGACCACGGCTGGCCACGGGTCCTCGTCGGGTCCGACCTTGTCGAGCACCTTCGCCGCCTTAACCGGGCCCATGCCTTTGAGCCCCGGATAACCATCGGTCACATCCCCGGTGAGTGTCTGCATCATCCAGTTGTACCGAGCCTCGCCCGGCGACACGTCGATGACCTCCCCGCCCCGGTAGAGCTTGCCCGGGATGGTGAGCATGTCCTTGTCCTGGCTGACGATGATCTTCTCGCCCTTGATGAGCTTCGGATGGGTCGCGAGGATGCCCATCGTGTCATCGGCTTCGATCCCGGGTTTCAACTTCGCGCCGTGCTCTTCGATGAGCCAGCGTTTGACCTCCCCGGTTCCGACCGGCTTTCTACCCCGGCCAGCCTTGTAGTCGGGCGACAGGCGGTGGCGGAAGGTTTCGCCCATGGACAGGCAGATCACCGCATCGTCGGCGTCCAGCTCACGCTTGATATTCTCGATGGCTTGGAGGATCGCAGCTTTCGCTGCCTTCACGTCGCAATGGAGCGTCCATTGGTCGTCACCCCAGTCGGTCTCGACTTCGTGGGTGGCCAGGGTTGATACGACGAAGATGTCTCCGTCGATCAGCAGTGTTCTCAAAAGTTCTCCTTAAAAATCAGACTTGTAGCCGCAGATCGAGCAGACGCTCGTGCAGACGATGATGTTGCGAGTGGGGGTGGTGATGCACTTGACCGGCATCTTGATGAACCGGTGTGCACCGAGGCGGCACAGGAGTTTCTTAATCATCGGCTTCAATTTGCGTGATCCCGTATTTGTCGGTCAGGTTCTCCTGCATCGCCTGTCGGTCCCTCTGCGAGAGCATCCCGGCGAGCGACGGCCCATAGCAGACCAGCGGCTTCCTCTGGATGTATGTTGAACCACTCGGTCCCGGGAACCCGGTAACCATCGAGAAGGCCGTGTAGAACTGCCTCAGCTTGTTTGCGATCATGGAACTCCCTGACGGTGAAGAAGGAATAATCCCGGTGCGGACAGTTGGTTTGCATCTGTCGGAGCCGGTTATTTAGATCGAGCGCGAGGCCCACCTTGCAGTACCCGGGCCAAGCCGGATTGACGGCCACGTAGAGGTAGCCCGGGCTGTTCTGCGAGGTCTTAGTGTGTCTCCGCCCAGTTCCTTCCCGTGTCGTAGTTACCGGCGAGCTGGCAGCGGAAGTTGTAGTATTCCCCGGCGAGGCGAATAGCGTTAGCTGCTGTTCGTCCGACGAGGTCTGCTTTGTCTTCATCGACCTCAATCTGCCACTCGTCGTGGACATTGGCGACGAACTCGTAATGAACACCGGGGGTTAGCCCCAGTTCTTGGAGCTGCGTGTCAAGGATGACGAGAGCACGTTTCATCTGGATCGCACCCGCAGACTGCAGGAGCGTGTTGAGAGCGGCGTGTTCGGAGCGGACGTAGAGGAGACGACCGTCCAGGCCCTTGAGGTAGCCCTGCTTGAGGGCCTTCTTCTTGACCGCGTCGATCAGCTTGCTGAGCGCCGGGAGGGCCTTGAGGAACCGTTGGCGAGCCGCACGGCCAGCCGAAGTGACCTTCTGTTTCGACCCGGTGACACCGAGGATGCACCCGAGGTTGAAGTCGCCGGAACCGTAGATGAAGGCGTAGAACCAAGTCTTCGCCGTATCGCGATCACACCCGAGCGCCTTGGCGTTCTGAGTGTGCATGTCGGTCCCGTCCTCTTTCTTCCCTTCGAGGACAGTCTTGATGTACGCGCCTTGGTCGTAAGCGGCCATGTAGCCAGCGAGATCGCGAAGCTCCAAGGCATCGGCATCGCAACCGACCAGCAGCTTCCCAGCCGAGGCGTAGAACAACTCGCGGCACTCATGTCCGAACGGGGCTCTACTGGTGGGTGTCTGGGCGACGTTGGGCTTGTTGTGGGTCATGCGACCCGTCACAGCGCCGTTCGTGTTGACCTGCCCGTGGATGCGCCCGTTGCGGACGTGTTTCAGCCACGCTTCCTTGCCCTCGGCGAGCTGGCCGATCCGCTTCTGGATCAGCAGGTACCGGAACAGGGTCTTGGCGGCAGGGAATTTGAGGCCCTTGAGAACCTCTTCGTCGACCTTCGGGTTGCCGTCCGAGGTGAACTCCTTGGGCTTCCACCCGTAGAGCGTCATCAGGCGGTTGGCGATATCCTGCCGGGAGCCAGGGTTGAACGCCTTGAGCTTGACCTTGGAATAGACCGCGCCGACTTCGTAATGCTCGCGCACCGGGCCGACATACGGAGCCAGCTCCTTGCCGGTCTTCTCGGAGAACCTGCGGATGGTGACCGTGACGTCCAGATCGGTTCGCTTGACGGATCGAGCCGAGGTGACCTCGACTTCCTCCTCGAACCGGAACCACGGTGCGAACTCCTTGGCGAGCTGCTGTTCGAGCGAGGCTTTCTCACCGGCCAGCTTGGCGTAGAGCCCTGCCGCCTTCTTCTCGTCGAAGGCGAAGCCATAGCGTTCCTGCCGGGAGACGATGGCCCGAACGGCGTGTTCGAGCGAGATGCTCTCTTCCGAGAAGCCCTTGCTGTTCAGCCGGTGCCAGAGCTTGGCGGTGACCTCGACGTCCTGCTCGCAGTAATCCTGCATGTCGCGGGACCAGACGCCCCAGACGTAGGCCGTGAGCGCTTCGCCCTTGAGCCCGAGCTTGACGCCTTCCTTCTTGCGGATGTCGCCGTAGTCGCCCTTCCAGATACCGAGGCGCTGGCCCCAGCTCTCCAGCGAGTGGCGACCGAAGAGGTTCGGCGTGATCCAGAGCTTGTCCTCGCGTTTCCGCTTGTCCAGCTGCCGGAAGTCGGCGTCCCGCATGTCGGCGTACATGAGCCGGGACATGACGATGGTGTCACGCACGATGCCCCGAGGCTTGAACCACGGGTAAATCTTCTGGATGGCGGGGATGTCGAAGTCGATGACGTTGTGGCCGACGATCACGTCAGCTTCCATCAGCAGCCTGAGGCCGCTCACGACGGAGACGTAGGCATGTTCCTCGTTGGTCGCCGGGTCGAGCCAGAAGTTGTCGGAGCAGCTCCAGACTTCGCCGGTATTCGCATCCTCGACGACCAAGGAATGAACCATGGTCATCTCGGGGATTAGTCCGTCCGTCTCGATGTCGAAGACGAGCGTTTGGGGCTGATGCTCGCTGAGCGGAGTGCCATCGGGCATCTTCCACTCGAACGAGCTATCGGTTTGGCTTATTGAGAAACCTCCGTGATGGCCGCGACCACCTCCTTCCAGCGGGAAGCGTCGATGTAGATCGTGGCCGTGCGTGTGGTGAGGATCAGCTGGCCTCCCTTGCGAGAGACCTTGAGGTTCGAGGGCAGCGCCTCATTCGTGTGGTCTTGCATCAGAACGGCACGTCGCCGTCATTGTCGAAGTCGGAACCTCCGGTCGGCCCGTCCTTCTTCTCGGTCGGGTCTTCCATCAGCTCGTAGAGACGTCCTGTAGATTTGTCGTAGAGCAGCCAACCAGCCGGTCCCGTCTCCCCGGTGAACCGGTTCTTCAGGATGCGCAGGGTAGTCACGTTGTTGATCGTGTACGTCTTGCCGTTGTGCGTGATCGTGTTGACGTTCTGCTGATTGCGCTCCAGTCCGATCACGAAGTCGGAGAGCTGGGCGATGGCGTGAGAGCCGCGCAGCTGAGCCAGGGCGGTCTCGGCCCCCTGCTCGTGCCCCTTGTCGCCACTCGGGCGTTTCAGGTGCGAGATCAGGAAGATGCAAACGTTGCACTCCATGGCCAGAGCCTTGAGCGCTGTCATCGCGTTGTCGATCATGCGCCGCTCGTCGCCGTCCTCCTGACCGGAGATGACAATCGAGAGGTGGTCGATCACGATGAACCGGCACCCGCACCCCTTGGCGAGGTAGCGGACCTTGTTCAGCAGGTTCTCGATCTCGGTCGAACCGAAGTGGTCGTAGAGGAACAGCCGTCCGGTACCGAGCGTGTTGTCGAAGGCGGACTTGAACTCCTCCTCGGACACTGCCGATCGATCGATGTGGAGCGGCTTGTTCGCAGCGAGGCCCATCAGCCCGAGGGCCGTGCGCTTCGTGTTCTCCTCCAGCATCATCATGCCCACGGTTTCGCCCATGGACAGGAGGTGGTAGGCGATCTCTCGGACCACCGCGGATTTGCCGATGCCGGAACCTGCGGTGAGCGTGATCAGTTCGCCGAGGCGGACACCCCGCATCATGGTCTGGAGACCGACGAAGGGTAGGCTCTGGGCGATCAGGTCGTCTTCGGTGTTGACGAGGTCGAACATGTCGGCCCCGTTGACGATGCCGTCAGGGCGGACCACCTTGGCTTGCCAGATCGCGTCGACAATCTCCTTGACCTTCCCGGCCTTGAGCATGTCGTTCGCGTCCTTGAAGCCCTCGGGGAGCATGGCCACCTTGCAGCGGCCCGGGACGAACAGGTCGTAGCATTCCTTGACGGCTTCCTGCCCGGGTTCGTCCATGTCGAACATGAGGACGACTTCTTCGAACTGGTTGAGCCATTCGAGGTTCTTCCTGAGCACCTTCTTCGCGCCCTTGACCCCGGTCGGGATCGAGACGACGGGCCATTTGTGACCCTGTGCCTGGCTGACGGAGATGGCGTCGATTTCGCCTTCGGTGATGACGATGCGTTTGCCGCCGCCCTTCCAGAGGTGCATCCCGTAGAGACCCACCTCCCCGGTATCCCCGAGGAAGCGGAAGTCTTTCTTCTGGAAGCGCACCTTCTGCGCGGCGATCTGTTGATGAGCGTTTCGGTAGTTGAAGATGCGAACGACTTGTCCGCCTAGCTCAGATCGTGTGAAGCCCCATCTCTTGGCGCTTTCGAGTGTGATCCCACGGGATGGCCAATCAGTTGGCTCGCCCACGGCGATCAGACCAAGGTCTTTCCTCTCGCGAGGAGCCTCGTCTCTTTCTATCGATTTGTCTCCGGGTTCATAATGATTGCAGCCAAAGCAATAGGCGTGGCCGTCGGTGTATCGTGCGAGGTTGTCCTCCGATCCGCACTTGGGGCACGGCTCGTGGTGGAGGAACTCGCTGTCCTCTGAGTTCACTTGGGTCGGGATGCTTCGTAGAGCTTGGCGTATTCGCCTCTGAGCTGCTCGGTCAGCCTGTGGACTACACCCCGTTCGAACTCTTTCATGGTCGCTTCGAAGAGCCTCGGGTATTCCTCCTTGCGGATCGGCTCTTGTGCCACCGTGATCGACGCCATCATCGGATCGGGACGCCAGCAGACGGTGAACCGGTTCGCCCATTGGTGCGGGAGGAACTCGGCTTGGGAGCTGAGCTTCCCATAGCTGGCCGGGATCATGGTCTTCTTGGCGTATTCTTCCTCCAGCTCGGCCAGATGGACCTGCAAGGCGTGACAGCGCTGGTGGTAGTCGTGGATGGTGCGAAGTAGCGCGGTGATGCGCTCCTCGTACCGGATGGACATCTCGACGACCTCTTCCCGGGTGTGCCGGGGAACGTAGCGGTCGATCAGTTCCATCAGGGTCGGCAGTTTCTTCTCAGTCAGTGGCTGGTCCTTATGCGCAGTAGATGACACGGTGGTCGGGGAACTTCGCCCGAACGCGGCGGATGTGATCCGTGTCGTGCTCGGTGCGTGGCGGTTCGAGGATGGTCAGCGTCTTGTTCCGAACGTCGTCGATGTAGGCTTGGGTGGCGACGATGGTGCCGCTCTGGTCCCTGCCGATCTGGCAGATGCCTATGTCCATGCGACCGAGGACCGTCTCCAGCGTGTGCCGGTGGTTCAGTCGGATGAAGTTCACTTCGACGCCGCCGAGGTGGATGACGCAGGTATGGGCGAGGTCGTAGCGGATGCCCTGAGCTTCTTCCAAGGGCTCGCCGCCTGGGAGGAACACGTCGATGTCCTTCGGCTTGATCCCAGCCTCACGGTCGCGGAGGTAACCCCCGGCGATCCAGTAGGTGCCGACGCCGAGAAGGCGCATCAGCGCGTCAACTTCCGCGAGATTGGCGTCCAATTCCCCGAGAAGGGCGTGGCTGGGGCTTAGCCGGAGCGGAATGAGCTGCATCAGGCGAACACTGCCAGCGTTGCCGAAGCGACGACCGCGAGCGCCCAGACGACCAGCGCCACGGCGAGGAAGACCTTCGTGCCTTCGCGGACCATGTAGTAGGGCTTGCCTTCGTGAAGTGCGACGACGAACGCCATGGCGAACGCGAGGACGAGCACGAGGTACCCGGCGATCACTGCGGGATACGCCGAGGTGAGGATCGCGAGGATACCGACGACGGAACCGAGGGTGAGGAAGAAGAAGTCGACTGATTTCAGAGCCATGATGTGTCCTTGTTTAGGCTGAGGTCGAGGAGGACCGGCAGGAGAGCGGAGGCCACGAGAGCCCCCGCCAGAGCGACGTGGATCAGGCTGAGAGGAAGTCGGCGAACTTGGCGCGGAGACGGGAGGCGCGTTCGCGGCGCTCGATGGTCTCGTCCTGCTCGTCGCGGAGCCGGTCGATCTTCGTGGCGATCTTCGTCAGGCGGGCCTGTTCAGCGACCTCTACGGCTTCCAGCTCGGTCAGAGCCTTGGAGAAGCCAGCGATTGCACGGTCGGTGTTCGGACGACGGAAGAACTTCATGATCATTTGCCTTTCTTGGCGGGTTTCTTGCGGAGGATTTCGGAGAGAGCTTCCAGCCTGACCGGGTCGTTGGGCTCAGCGAGCCATTCCTGCGGGATGACCTTGGAGGCGTAGAGGAAGCCGTGCGACTGACACCAAATGGCGTAGGTCGTCTTGGACTGCTTGGAGATGCGGGTGTTCGGGTTGGAGAAGACGAACCGGAGATCGAGCTGCGGGTATTGCTTCTTGATCAGGATGTGCTTCTGCCGGTCCTCCGTGAGGAAGCGGCCCTTCGTTTCCACGATGATGCCGTTCGGGAGGATGAAGTCGGGTGTGTACCGGGCTTCTCGCGCCGGTTTGACGTAGGTCAGATCGTACTGCTCGTACTCGACCGTGACGTTCCATTCGGTCAGGAACCGAGCATTGACGTCCTCAAGGCCAGATCGGAACCCGTGAAGGGCCCCGACCTGTGCCGCTGACTTCTTGGCCAAAGATTAGAAGTCTTCGTTCTCGGTCTCGTCGCCGCTGTCGTCCGAACCTTCGTCCGAACCGTCGCTGCCACCTTCGTCCTGGCTGTCGTCGGAACCGTCGTCTTCCTCGGGTTCCCAGCCGCCTTCTTCGGCTTCGATGCCGTAGTCAGCCGGGTTGACCGAAGCGCCGCCCGATGCGTACTCGACCAGCTTGAAGATCTGAACCGCAGTCGGCTGGAGCTGCATCGTCGGATTGCCGTCGTTGTCCTTGCCGAGGTAGATTTCGAAGGTCACGGCGTACTCGGTGCCAGCGCCAACGCGGGCCTTCTTGACGACCTTGCCCGAGGCCGAGAACAGGACGGGCTTGCGGTCCCAGAGCTTCAGCTCGCCGGTCTTCTTGTCCTTCACCTCGCGGTTCTTGACCTGCAGGTTGAAGATGACGAAGCCGGTTTCGCTCTCTTCGCCGGTCTCTTCGTCGGTCACCTTCTCGTAGAACCAGCACGGGTTCTTCTTGACCGGAAGCGGTTTGCCGAAGTGCGGCTTGGCAAGCTCCTGCAGCTTCGCGATGAACGGTTTAGCCTCGGCGACCGGGAGCTTCAGCTTGGCCGAGTAGGTGCCGTGCTTGTTGTACTTCGTGTCCGGATTGTCGAGACGCGGGTAGACTGCGATGCCACGCGGGGTGCGGTACTTCGGGGTTTCTTTCTTTGCCATCGTGCAATTATTCCTTGTGTGGAGAGATTTAGGCGCAGTAACGCCGTTCGAGTTTGGCGACCACGTAACCTTGGGTCGCGAGCGTTGCGTGAAGGGAGGTGTCGATCTGCTGGCCACGCTTCCAGAGGATGATCGCTGCTTTCAGTTCGCGGGTCATTCGCCGAGCACCAGTTCGAGGGACTTGTCCATTGCGCCGATCACCTGTTCGACCGTCGCGTCGATACCGTAGACGTCCTTTAGCATCTTCGTGAGCGCCGCCTTGGCGTCTGCCGGGTCGATCTTGATGGAGCGCGGGGTCTTGCGCTTGGGCTTCGGCTGAACGTGGATGATGCCGTGGTTATCCCTGAGGAAGAGGTGGTCGCCGAAAGAGCCGACCGGCACTATCTCGCCGGGTTCGAAGCGGTTCATACGTTCCTGGGCCTTCTTGAACTCGTATGCTTGGACCGACATGAAGTGATCCGGGGAGAAGAAGCGCTTGGAGCCACGGTCGTCCCGAACCCCGACGCGGCCTGTGTACTGGCCGGCGCTGAGTACCTCGTAGCGCTTGCCCGTCGTGATGATCCGCCCGTAGTAGCTGGAGTTGAAGTCCTTGACCGCGACGATGGTCTGACCTGCGACGAACTTAGCCATGGAAGATTTCTCCCTTCATGTAGGCGTCGAGGGCGCGGAACTCGGTGCGCTTGCCTTCGGTGTCGTTGATGAGGTTGGTCGTCGCCGTGAAGGCTTCCTGAGCAGGAATACCAAGATGATCGGCGAGCGAGAGGAAGACGGCAGCAGCGGCCATCACTTGGATGTGCGGCGGGTGGTTCTCCAAACCCATAAGGGTCTGCAGTGTCGCCATCGCGACCGACTTCGGGTTGGCGTTGTTCAGGGCGTCTCGGTCAAGCCGTGGCATCGGGCCACCTTTCGTTGAGGATGAAGTACGTGATGATCATGAGGGTGATGAGGAGAGCAGTTGTCATGCGCGGCCCTTCTGGCGGGCGCGGAACACGGCGCGGCGCTGCTCCTTCTTGCCGAAGTAGCCAGTCGTCTTGAGACCCTCGATCAGGGCGCGGCGCAGTTCATACCGCTCGGTCTTGTCCAAGGCGGACATGTCGAAGGCCAGCCCATTCGAAGCAACCGTGAGGCTGTTGTGGGAAGCGCCGAGGCGGATGGTGATACCTTGGTTCATTCTGAGAAATCCTTGGTGATGCTGTTTCGTTGGTGAAATCGCTACTGTTGTCCCTATTATTCCACCGTCGCAATCTCTCCGTTTGTGGAGAGGATTACGCGAAGAAGAAATCGGACTTCATGACCTGTTGCAGATCGAGAGTTCCGTCTGGCGGAAGCTCGGGCAGATCATCGGCGATCTGGGGGCATTGCTGCAGGACCTCTTCCTTGAGAGCCTGAAGCGGTCGAGCCCGGTACATGTCCACGAAGACCCTGCGCAGGACCGTGTTGAGGAAGGTCGTGTCACAGGCGTGGGTACCGTAGCTGTCATGGATCATCGCGAGGTTGGTGATCCCGGCCTCGGCGAGGTGGGCAGCGGTGAGGACCATGGCCGCTGCGTCCATGGAGTGTACGTAGTTGGGGCTGATGCTGGTCGACTGTTTCGAGCCATTGACCGTATCCGTCTCTTCGTAGTTGCTGAGCCTGACGATTGCGCCATTGATGCGCGTCTTGATCAGTTTATGCTTGACCTCGGGATAGAGCTGGTAGGCCACGAAGCCGGACGGCGTCTGCCAGTAGAGGGGCTTGTTGGCCTTGGCGGACAGTCGGGCAGTCTTCTGGAGCCATCCCATCGCGTCCTTTGCGGCAACCACAACGTCGCCGATGCTCTCCCAGACGAGGCTGGAAAGCCAAGAGATTGCGCGTTTGAGTTCATCACCGAAGTTGTGCTCCTTGCCACCGTTGATCTTCTCCATGACGGCCTCCTCGACGTATTTGAGGCACGACCGAGGTGTTCCGCCGTAAGGCAGGACCATGACAGGACGCTTGGTGATCTTGCGGTCCATGCCAAAGGCCAGCCAGCCGTGGGCCCAGCGCCCCAGTTCTTCCCGGGTCGGGCCCTTCTTTTTCTTGTCGTCCGCCTCGGGCTCACTCATTTCCACAAAGGGAACTTCTCCGATAGTGGAATGAATTAGACGCAGTTTCTCCATCACGCGGTCGGCAACCGCTTGGTAGATGTCCTGCGGCTTGTCTGCCGGGATCAGGTTCACCGCCCTGCCCCCGATGCTGTCGAGGAGCATGGCCGAGAAGTGCTGCAGCCCATTGCAGGAGCCGTCCTGGGCGATTGGCAGATGCGACCGGAACTCGCGCCCGTCGATCCCGCACTGGAGCATGTCGGCCCATTCGAAGCAGAACGCGAGGAAGCACCACGGCTTGTCAGCCTCGGTCCACCAGAGGTCGTTCAGCGGCGACAGAGCGCAGCGGACGATCTTGCTCGTGTTCTCCTCGACCCACGTCACGCGGTCATCGAATGCGACCTTGTCGACCCCGAAGGTGTTCGCCCCGTGGATCGCCAGCCAGCGCCGCCCGTCGTCGCCCAGAGGCTTACCCCCGGCGAACCGGAGAAGCGCCTTGACGTTGTCCGAGCCCTGCGGGTTCAGCACCAGCGGGACCGGGTAGCCCCGACCACGGAAATCGAGGTTGTGCGGGAAGTAGATCGCGGCCTCGTCCTTGAAGCGTTCCGCCAGTTCGATCAGGCCGTGCTGGATCAGCCGGTCCTGCCGTCGCCGGTAGTTCGCCGCATGTGCGTCCCGGGCATCCCACTTCCACTGACGCAGGGCATCCGGGTTGGTGTCGATGTCCCACGGCTTGGCGGGCATGTCGACATCCTTGAGCGGGACGGTCCCGGCGACACCGGAGCCAGCCTTGATCAACGCCTTCATGACGTCGAGGACCTGCCGGTTGATCTGCCACGGCGTGTTCTGGATCGCGTTCAGCCCCTTGAGAACCATCGTCAGGTCCGAGGCCATGAGAAGCTCTTTGTGCTCCTTCCGAGCCCGACGCACGAGATCGAGCGGACGGACGGCATCCGAGTGGTAGCCGCCCCCGGTCAGCCCGGTCCATTCCTTGGGCGGGATCACGGTAGGCATCCAGTAGGGAAACATGAGTTCACCCCTGAGCAAGCTACTGTTGACCCAATCCGAGGCTTTCTCCGTCAGGAAGACCTGATGCTGGTCCTTGTAATGACCGGTGAAGGCCGTCTGGTTCAGGCTGAACTCGAACAGGCCGGTGGCGTTCGCGACGACCTCGACCATCTTGGAACCGAGGAGGACGCAGTCGCTCCGGGTCCAGCGATCCCACGGGATGTTGTATTTGCCCATCGCGTAGATCAGGACCTTGCGCTTGTGCTGCTCGGTCGCGCCGTCGTCGTTCAGGTCCTTCTCCAGCCGAGCGAACATGCCCGGGTTCAGGATCGCGAAGCGCTCGAACCGCGCCTCGTTCTCCAGCGCCGACGCAATGTGGAGCGAGAGGTTCGTCAGGGGAGTGATCGTCTTCGACATCAGCCGCCCGAGGCAGGACTTGATCGCGATGAAGGCGACAACATCCGGGTTCATGTCTCGGATCAGCTTGGCGGCAACGGCCTTGGGGCCAGGACGACCGGAGTAGACCTCCTCGACGAACAGGCGGATCGCCTCGGACACGGCGTTGATGTCGCGCTTGATCAGCCATTGGACCGCCTTGGTCTCACCGCCGCGCTCCTGCTCGATCTCCTTGTTGACGCGAGAGGCAAACCGGGCAGCGCCGAGGTTGCTCATGTCGATCTCCAGCTCGACCTGACGCTGGAAGTCAGCGGTGTGGATAGTCATGTTTCTCCTAGAATTGAATTGGGGAAAGCAGAGCGCTTGGCTTGCAAAAGGCGAGCAAACCACGGCTATTTCGTTGGATGAACGAAGAAAAGAGAGAGTTCGCCGAAATGTCCAGTGTGTTCGATGGCCTTCCCGCTGCAGCAACGGAGATGTACGCGGCCATCGGGCTCCTGACAGTTCATTGGGCTTCAGCCGAATACTTCCTAGACCACCTCATCCTTGCAATCCACAAGGACTTCGGCGGCAGTAAAATTCAGCAGGACCCACCGTTATCGTACAACAAAAAGCCAAAGTATCTCCGCCGTTCGTTTGAGGGGCATGAGAGACTGCGACCACACATTGGTGAACTGAACGAGCTTCTGGACGAAGCAAATCAGATCGTCGAGTTCCGAAAGTGGTGTGCGCACGGCGTAACCGGCCTTTACCCCGAGGTAGACGGGAAATTCACAATCACGACCCTCATGCGTTCGCCCGACTACAGATCAGTCACCCGAAAGTTCGCTCCTAAAAAGATCGAAGAAATGAGCGAAAGGGCCATGGCACTGGCGGTTAACATCTTCCTCTTTGGGGCCCTCCAGCTCGAGATTTTCCCGAAGGATGAGGCGAATAAGGCAATAGACTCGCTCATCAGTCGCAAAAGAGCAGCGCCCGAAGAAGGCGAACTCCCTGCTGACGAATAGCGCCCCTCCATAGGATTTCATTCCTATAGGGTTGTTTGTTCACGTCCTGTTCCGTATCCTTGAGCATGGCCGTTTACATCGACACCATCGGAAAGGCATCGATCCACAAACTCATCGTGGTCGTGGAGTGCAAGAGCTGCGGGAAACAGGCCCGCTTCCTCTCGAAAGATTTGGCGGGCGTCTATGGCCATTCCCGCGATCCAAGGACCCTGCCGTTCAAGTGCCAGAAGTGCGCCACTTACGACTGCAGGATCATGATGGAGTTTCCCGATTTTGACCGGATGCGGGAGAAGATTATCTGGAGGCCGATGAAGGTGAAGGGTTAGGTTGAGAGCCCGTATGCGTATTCGTCCACGAGGATCGCGTCGGCGCGTTTGCCGGTGATGCTCGGGACCGCCCTGGCCTTGGGCCGGTTCAGCCTCATGAGTTCCTGCAGGTGCATCGTGCGGAGGTCGTTGCTTCCGGTCACGTAATAGATGAACGCGTGTCCCCGAGCCTCGAACCGGACCTCAGTGAAGCCCCCGGGGGACGCCGAGGTGGTTGGGTATATAAGTCGCCTTGACCTTGAAGCCCCATGGGCCGACGCTCGGTTCCAGATTGAGCGCCTCCCGATAGAGACGCTGCTCCTCGATCCTTGCCATGTTGGCGGCGCTGAACTCGAAGTAGTCGCGGTATCCCATCACGCGAGCCCGTGGACGTGGTCGTAATGCGGATCGGTGAAGAACGCCGTGCGGTGCCAGAAGGAGACCAGCGCGATGTCCACGAGGGCGTTGACCATCCGCATCTCACGACGCACCGACGAGCGTTCCATCCCCTTGGAGACACACTCGGCTGTCCGCTCCTCGTAGTCTCTCGTGGCGATGATCCTGCAGCGATCCTCGACGACCGCCTTCGCAGGGTTGAGATCGTGGTCGAACTCCTTGAGGAGCTGGGACAGGATGACCCCAGCCTCCTTGTGCATGTAACGCTCGGTTCGCATCAGTTCACCGGAACCTGGGCAGGAGCCGGGGCCGGAACCGGAGCCACGCTCGGAACCTGCTGCTGCTGCTCGTCGTCGTTATCGAAGAGCCAGTCGTAGATCGCCATCCCGGCGATGGTCCCCGCGATGTTGGAGAACATACCGCCACCCGACTTCTGCTGGATAACGGTCGTGTTGTTGACGGTCGTCGTCGGACGGTAGCTCGGGGCCGGTCGGTAGCTCGGCTTCGGTGCCGTGTAGGTGCGGCTGAACGAGGACTTCGTGCGGAACCCTCCCCCACCAAAACCACGGAACTTGGCGTCCGCCGCAGGGGCGACCGAGAGGGTCATGGCGAGGGCTGAAACGAGGGCGAGCGAGAGCTTCTTCATGGTCGATTTCCTTGTTTGCCACGAGATTTGTCGCAGGAGTGTCACAAACAGCGTTTGTCACATTCTTTCGTTACACTGGTGCAATGATTGAGGGAAAGAAAAAACCCTTAGATTTCCCAAGGGTTTAAGGTCACTTTTTGGATTGTTTGCACTGGGGTAAAGGTTCGAGATCAGAACCTAAATCTGGCGTGTCTACCAATTTCACCATACCCGCGTTCAGACGATCGCACCGCCCAATCGCATTCCTCACAAGATTTCATCAGCGGAATGCCGCGGATATTCTTGGGCCATGCGAAAGGTTCAGGGCTCCCGAGCGCGGCGTCTCTATAACACTCGTTTTCAACGGATCAAAGGGAAAATGCTCGCGCCCATTGCCCGCTCGCAGCCCGCGCTTCGAACGGCAAGCTTGAGGCTCCTTAGCAGAGGATGCCGGCAGAAACGTGATGCCGCGTCCCGACGCGTAACAGCCACTGGATCCGCGCCATCCATTGTCGGGACGGCGGACGGCCATCCGCGTTGCGCAATCCGCATATCTTCCATGTGGACATTGCACTGCACAAATCGATTTGAGGCCACTATATTCCAATCATCGAGGCGCCGCGGTGATAGCCGGCCGGGCGCCGGCGGGAATGATCGCCCGCAGCGGGAAGTCCCGCAAAGATCCGGGCTTAAGCTCGACAGAATTCGAAGCAGCGCACTCCTCCTCCCATCGCCGCTTCGATGGATTGGCAACACTCCTCCTCCCGGTTGCCAATCGCCTTTATGACGCCCGCCGGTCCTCCTCCCCCGACGGGCGTCATTTTCCCTCAGATATCCCGGCGCATTTTGTATAACGATCCACTTGCCCATTATTTCGGCATTCTGTGATCATTCGGCGCCTGAGCCATGCATCACTTGCATAGGTGCCATTCGCGGCAGCCCCTGGTAAAATCCGGGGGTTCGGCCTATATTCCAATCATCGATCGGGCAGCGCACTCCTCCTCCCAGCGCGCCCGATACGGATTGGCGACACTCCTCCTCCCGGTTGCCAATCAGATCAAGCAACGCCCGCTGGACCTCCTCCCCCAGCGGGCGTTGTTTATTTCTGCCTCCCCCCATCGCAGTGAAACCGAGAACCGCACGGCGGCGCGCCGCGTTCTAAGGTCTGTTGAGATTCGGGATACCCGGGGCGGCTTGTTTGATTCCCTCATCCCTGTGCTCGTCACAGGGATCCAGCCAGACCAAGTCCTTGGGCTGAAACAACGCTTCCCGCGCCGCAGACGCGGCGCTGCTGGATCTCTGTGACAAGCACAGAGATGAGGAGAGGAGAGATTGCAGACCTCCGATACGTTGTTTCCTGGGCCATGCAGTCGGCAATCTTGTCCGCACCGCCCTGAACGCCGACAAACCCACGAGAGCCTCAACGCCATCATCTATCTCGCAGCAGCCGTCATAAACTCCAGATGAAATCTCAACAGGCCCTAAAAGACCGCCACGGTCCTTGGAACGGTCTGGAAATGCGCAGGAAGCCCGCATCGGCACCAAAAGGTTAAGCCGCGGTTAACGCCGTTGAAAAGCTTTGCACGTCGCGCATGGGTGCGATGCAGCATTATCTCTGTAATCCCGGCTCAAACCGATTATATTCCGGTTCATAAGATGATGGCCAGCAAGAGAGATAGAGCGCTGGCGAACGACCTAGAAAGGAATAGGATCATGAACCTCGCACGTTCTTTCAACAACTGGCGCAAGTATCGTCAGACCTGCAACGAACTCGGCCGCATGAGCGACCGTGAGCTGACCGATCTCGGCATCGGCCGCGCAGACATCCCCTACGTTGCCCGTCAGGCAATCAAGTAA